GCACGATGGTGTAGAAGTGCTGTGTGTGGATCCTCACCTTTTATCCCTAATTCAGAATTTGAAGGAGAAAATTGCGAACTAACCTGTAACGTAAACAAATGAACCCTCAAGAAAATGAATGGCATTGCACCATGACACTAGGAATAGATGAAGTCCGATGTCTGTATGACCACTATGATTATTCAATTAAGATGTGGCCAGGTTCTCCTGCACGTCCTGCTGAAGAACAAGTTCTTCTGGATATAATGAAGAAAAGAATGTTTGCTATGATTGCAGAATACAATTTTTCGGAAATGTAGACAATACACAAATTGTTAGCATTCGTTACACTATTTTTCCCTACATAGTCCTATAATACTTTGTAGCAGAGTGTAACAAAATGCTTGGACTCTATGTATTAATCACGTGTTTTATTCTACTTGTGGCATATGCAGGTATGGATGAAACGGTGCGTCTATTCGCATACATTGATCTCGTAATCAGATGGCGATGGGTTCAATTCAGAATGTATATGATGAGACGTAAATTAGAACAACAACTCATAAAGGATTTACCTGATTACAATAAACTTATAAAGGAATTAAAAGATGACCAACGATAAGGAACTGTCTAGTCTCAAACTTGAGAGAAAAGAATGTCCTAAATGTGGCGCTACTTGGATTAATGGAAAGCATGTGTTTAGAGGCACTGCTGCATCATATGACAAGAGTGAATTAGACCTTGCTGGTCTTGTTTGCAATAAACTAGGTGACGAGCAATGTATTAACCCCAGGAAAGGACAAGATGGTGGAACCACTTGGGAATACAGGTCTGGATACATTGATGGTGTCTATGCCTCAAAGAAAAAATCAATGGAAGAAATGCGTGATCAATTTGGAGACCTATAAATAGTAGTGGTGAACTAGTATTTTGTTTTGGCAACTAGTAATGATGTGTATTTGGGTAATCCCAACCTTAAAAAGGCGGGGACCCCAATACAGTTTACAAAAAAACAAATTGATGAGTGGATCAGGTGTAAGAATGATCCTATCTACTTTGCAATGAATTACATTAAAATCATTTCTCTTGATGAGGGTTTGATACCTTTCAAGATGTATGATTTTCAAAAGAAAATTTTAAATGATTTTCATGAAAACAGATTCAACATCGCAAAACTCCCAAGACAAACAGGAAAGTCTACTACTGTTGTCGCTTATCTTCTTTACTATGCAATCTTTTTTGATAGTGTCAATATTGGTATTCTTGCAAACAAGGCATCTACCGCTAGGGAACTTCTAGGAAGATTACAACTTGCATACGAGAACTTGCCTAAGTGGATGCAGCATGGTATTCTTGTATGGAATAAAGGTAACGTAGAGTTAGAAAATGGCAGTAAGATATTGGCAGCTTCTACATCTGCGAGTGCTGTCCGAGGCATGTCTTTTAACATCCTCTTCCTTGACGAATTCGCATTCGTTCCAAACCATGTTGCGGAGCAATTCTTTGCCTCTGTTTATCCTACTATTACTTCTGGTAAATCAACGAAAGTAATTATTATCTCAACGCCTAACGGCATGAATCACTTCTACAAGATGTGGGAGGATGCTAGTAGGGGTAGAAATGATTACACTACAAACGAAGTTCACTGGTCTCAAGTACCTGGCAGAGATGCTAAGTGGAAAGAAGAGACAATTAAGAATACATCACCAAGACAGTTTGCACAAGAGTTTGAGTGCGACTTCCTTGGATCTGCTGATACTTTAATCAGTCCATCAAAATTACAAAATATACCATTCCACGATCCTATTGCAAGCAATGCAGGACTTGATGTTTATACGAGAGCAGAAAAAGATCACGAATACATTATTACTGTTGATGTTGCCAGAGGAATTGGTGGTGACTACAGTGCTTTCCTCGTGTTTGATATCACCACGATGCCGTATAAGATCGTTGCAAAGTACAGAAATAATGAGATTAAACCTATACTGTTTCCCTCAGTAATTTTTCAAGTTTGTAAAGAATATAATAATCCATATGTTCTAGTAGAAGTAAATGATATTGGAGATGGTATTGCTTCCACTCTCAATTATGATCTTGAATATCCTAACGTACTTATGTGTGCGATGCGTGGTAGAGCAGGTCAAGTCGTGGGGCAAGGATTCTCAGGAAACAAAACTCAACTAGGTGTTAAGATGAGTGTGACCGTTAAGAAAATCGGTTGCTCTAATCTTAAAGCTATTATTGAAGAAGACAAGTTATTGTTTAATGACTTCCAGATCTTCCAAGAACTCACTACATTTGTACAGAAGAAACAAGCGTGGGAAGCAGACGAGGGATATCATGATGACCTTGTTATGTGTATGGTATTGTTTGCGTGGTTAGTCATGCAAGAATACTTCAAAGAAATGACAGATCAAGATGTCAGGAGAAGAATTTATGATGAACAAAGAAATCAAATTGACCAAGACATGGCTCCTTTTGGGTTTATTGATGACGGTTTGGGTGATGATACCTTTGTGGATGAAGAAGGAACCGTTTGGCAGTATGGAACGACACAGGAAGAAGTTGGATACATGTGGAACTACTAATGAATATAGAAGATCAATTCTCTCTAGACCATCTGATATTTACAGAAAGGAAATGTAGGTCGTGTGGTGTAACTAAAGAATTGATTAATGATTTCTATAAAACTAGAAAAAATAGAACTACTCCATCAGCATATTCATACGAATGTAAAGACTGCACTAAGATTAGAGTATTAAAAACAAGAAAAATAGATAGTAACAGGTGGGAGTATCCAGACTGGTAGTAAGTTCATGCATGGTTTCCCCTCTGAAGAACCTGGTTTAGATAAATAATTTCAGGTAAAATCGGAATTTCTAAGGAGATAAAAGATGGCAAGTCAAGTCTCGCCTGGTGTTATTTTAAGAGAACGCGACCTTACTAATGTTACCATTGTAGGCAGCTCAACTCTAACAGCAGCTTTAGCATCATCATTCCAAAAAGGACCCATCGGAGAAGTTACTCCCATCTCTTCATTGAAAGATTTGGTAGCAACCTTTGGTACTCCTTCGGAATCAAATGCAGAAGACTGGCTCGTTGCGTCTGAGTTTCTAGGATACGGTGGTAGATTAGCAGTAGTTCGTGCAGAAACCAGTGTTCTTAATGCAACATCAGATGGCACAGCAGTTTTAGTAAGAAACGAATCAGATTATCAATCTGGTGTTGGTGGTGCAGAAGCATTCGTAGCAAGAACAGCAGGATCGTGGGGTAACTCACTTAAGGTTGTTGCAGTTGACCGTGGTGCAGATCAGATTCTAACACTAGCATCTGCTCCTGCAACTACAACAGCAAACACTGCATTTACAACTGTAGGTGGTAAAGCAGGCAGAATTTATTCTTTTGATAGTGCATCAAATGAATTAGCAGTTATCCTAGAGAACCCCGGTTCACTTATTACATCATCTGATGTATTTGATGAACCCGGAGATGGTATTGTATCAGCAGTTACATTTACTGCATATACTGGCGTTGGTTCTCAGAATGGTTCCCACACATCTTCACCATCTGGTGGTACAGGATCTGGGTTACAAGTACAAGCTATCATTGATGTCAATGGAGCTGTTACTTCAGTTACAGTTCAAGCAGGTGGTACTGGATATACACAAGGCGATGTTGTTACAGTACCAGCAGCAGACCTTGGAACTGGTGCAAGTGCAGATCTTTCTGTTACTATTGGTACAGTATCAAATGATAACATTGCAATTTCTTCAGTTAAAGATTGGTACACCAATACTAAAATTGCAGGAACTGAATTAACTCTTGGTGCAATTGGTCCTCGTCCTGGTACTTCTGTATATGCATCTTCTAGAGGAATTTCATATGACGAAATTCATATTGCAGTTATTGACACCACTGGCGATGTTTCCGGTGCTGCATCAACTGTACTAGAAAGAATTACATATCTTTCCAAGATGACTGATGCCAAGAGTGCAGAAGGTTCTTCTTTGTATTTCAAAGATATCGTTAATTTACAATCGGAATTTATCTACACAAGTGGAACACTAACCGGTCTTGTAGAACCAACGACAGCAGGTGGTGCAGAAGCATTCGGACAAGCATCAACTGCATTGACAACTGGAGATAAGTTCCTTCTTGCAGCATTAAACGAATCTACATTATCTGGAGGAGTTGATGATTACTCATATACTCCCGGAGAAGTAAATGCTGCTATGGATCTGTTTGCAGATACAGAAGCAACTGAAACTAACTTCATCCTCATGGGTGGATCTATGGGTTCAGAATCAGACACACTTGCTAAGGCACAGAAATGTGTAGCAGTTGCTGCTCTCCGTAAAGATTGTATCGCATTTGTTTCTCCCCATAAAGGAAATCAAATTGGCAGTGGCGGAACTGCATTGTCATCCTCAGATCAAAGAACTAACACAGTTAATTTCTTCAATACAATTACATCTACTTCATACGCTGTTCTTGATAGCGGTTACAAGTACATGTATGATCGTTTTAATGATAAGTATCGCTATGTTCCTTGCAATGGAGACATTGCTGGTCTTTGTGTTAATACTTCAGAAACAGTTGCTGATTGGATTTCTCCTGCTGGCATGAATCGTGGCGGTCTTCGCAACGTAATTAAACTGGCATTCAATCCAAACAAAGCAGATAGAGACGAACTTTATCAGAACAGAATTAATCCAGTCGTAACCTTCCCAGGTAGCGGTGCTGTATTGTTCGGTGATAAAACTGCTCTTGCTGCACCATCAGCATTTGATAGAATTAATGTTCGCCGTCTCTTCCTTAACGTTGAGAAAAGAGTTGAACAACTTTCTAAGAGTGTTCTTTTTGAAATCAACGATACAACTACTCGCACCTCATTTGCTGGTGCAATCGGTGGTTATCTAGATAACATCGTTGCTGCTCAGGGAATCACTGATTTCCTAGTTGTTTGTGATGAAACCAATAACACCCCTGATGTTATTGACCGCAACGAATTTGTTGCAGAAATCTTCATCAAACCCGCTCGCTCCATCAACTACGTTTCAGTAACGTTTACTGCAACACGAACTGGAGTTTCCTTCAGCGAAGTAGTTGGACGCTGATCATCATTAAATACAACAGTAAGGAGTAACTAAAAAAATGTCAGTAACTAATTCAGTCTCTGGTTTTTTAAACAAAGTAAAACAGGGTGTAAGACCCAATATGTTCAGGGTAGATATTGCATTCCCTGGAGATGATTCAGCAAAGCAGAACCTTGCATCATATATGTGCAAGTCTGCTGCTCTACCAGCATCCAATGTAGGTGTAATTGAAGTTCCTTTCCGTGGGCGCACAGTTAAAATTGCGGGAGACCGCACGTTTGACAATTGGAGTGCTACCTTTATCAATGATGAAGACATGAAAATTCGTGCCTTCTTTGAGGATTGGATGAGACAAATGAACAGTCACGAATCCAATGTAAACGAAGTCATTGATCCTACCGTTTATGGTAAGCATCTCTTCGTTCATCAAATGGAAAAAGATGAGAAAGCTGAAGGTAAGGTTCTAAGAACTTACAAACTTTGGTATGCATTCCCAACATCATCTTCCGCAATTGATCTTGCTTATGATAGCAATGATCAGATTGAAGAGTTCTCAGTTGAATTCCAATATTCATATTGGACTGTTGAGAGTGCTGGAGAAGCAGGTATTACGGTTGCCTAAATAATAGGAAGCGTACAGTTGAACAATTATTATGAGTCAGTTATTTGGCTTTCAAATTAATCGTAAGGAGGGTCAGAAGGGTCAATCCCCTGTCCCTCCTTCTGCTGACGAGCCAGTCTCTATTGCAGCAGGCGGTTACTTTGGAACGTATGTAGACACAGACGCTACTGCAAGGAATGAGTTTGAACTGATCAAACGTTATAGAGACATGTCTCTACATCCAGAAGTAGATTCTGCTGTGGATGAAATTGTAAATGAATTTGTAGTTAGTGATGCCAACGATAGTTGTGTTGAAGTTGATTTAAATAATCTGGAAGTTGGTGCCGGGGTTAAGAAAAAAGTTCGTGATGAGTTTGATAAAATCAAACAGATGTTGAATTTTGATAACCGCGCTCATGAAATAGTTCGTAGTTGGTATATTGATGGTAAATTATTTTACCACAAAGTAATTGATTTAGATAATCCAAAAAAAGGAATTCTTGAATTACGTTATATTGACCCGCTTAAAATGCGTAAGGTCAGACAAAAATTAGATTCAGGTTCATCGGATCCAAGATTAAACCGAGCAATAAAAGGTACTGCCCTAGAATACGAGTGGGGTCATTACGTTGATTATTTTTTATACAATCCCAAAGGATATTTAAAGGGCGGCGCTCTTGGTCCAATTGGTGATATGTCAAACGCCCAAGGAATTAAAATTGCTGCAGATTCTATTGCATTTTGTTCTTCCGGTGTTCAAGATTTAAATAAAAGAATGCACCTGAGTTTCCTACACAAGGGAATTAAATCACTCAATCAACTAAGAATGATTGAAGATGCTCTGGTTATTTACAGACTGTCACGCGCACCAGAACGTAGAATCTTTTATATTGACGTTGGTAATCTTCCCAAAGTCAAGGCGGAACAGTACCTACGTGATGTCATGGCACGTTATCGTAACAAGCTTGTATACGATGCTAGCACTGGCGAGATTCGTGACGACAAAAAGCATATGAGTATGCTTGAGGATTTCTGGTTGCCCCGTCGTGAAGGCGGTCGTGGTACAGAAATCACAACTCTACCTGGTGGTCAGAACCTAGGCGAGCTTAAGGACGTTGAGTATTTTAGAAAGAAACTATACAACTCTCTGAATCTCCCACCCTCTCGTCTCACTGACGACAACAAAGCATTCAACCTTGGTAAGTCTACAGAGATCCTACGCGATGAACTGAAATTTAGTAAGTTCATTGGTCGTCTCCGTAAACGTTTCTCTCGTTTGTTCCATGACATTCTTAAGACTCAACTGATTCTCAAGGGCGTTATCGCTCCTGAAGATTGGGAGGACATGGAAGAGCATATTCAATATGACTTCCTGTTTGACAATCACTTCAATGAGTTGAAGAAACAGGAGATGATGATGCAACGCATCACTCTCGTTACACAAATGGATCCTTTCGTTGGTAAGTATTTCTCCACAGAATACATCCGTCGTCAGGTTCTCATGCAGACCGAGAAGGAATACAAAGAAATCGATAAGCAGATGCGTGTTGATATTGACAGCGGTATGGTAATTGACCCTGTTGATGTTACATCTATGGATATGATGGATCGTCAAAACGATGCTTTCAAACC